GATGCTCTAGATGGCGCTGAAGGTGGTTTAGTTGCTGTTGTTGGTCTAGGTTTTGGCTGTGGCTTATTTGTTGATGGTTGTGGTTTAGTTGTAGGTGAGGGTTTGGTTGGTTCTGGAGTTGCCGTTGGTGAAGGACGACGATTTTTCCACCAATCTCTTAATTGGTTAGCAAATAATAATCCTTCTGCAGCATTTAATACATTATCTAGCATTGAATTGCCGTCACCTTTATCATCCGTTGTAGTGTCATCATCTGTTCCTGTTGCGCCAGCTGCTGCACCACCAGCTGCTGCACCACCAACAACAGAATTTCTAGTATTTTTCTTTATTTTATTTCTACCGCGAGTTCCTACAGTCATTAACTGTAAGGCATTCATCTCTGCTCTCAACTGATCTATTTGAAATTTAACAGTTCTTGATCTAAGAGGTGCTCTGACGAAAGAAACATTCATATCTTTTTTAGTAAACTTTCTCTGTGTTCTAAATGAACCTAGATCATTATACAAATTTTCTATCAGTACTGTGTTTCTTTCTGTGATAGAAGTTAGTGTGTTTAGTTTATTGTTTAAAGTAACAAGTGAATCTACAGTAAACTTTTTAAATCTTCTTTCTATTGTTGCTTTTTTTCTGTTTTCTGATTCTTCTTTTTGTTGTTGTGGAGTCAACTTTCCATATTTCGATTGAGCGACTTGTGCTATCAACTCTGATCCCGTTAGAGACTTGACTATATTAAACACTGAATATCGCATAGCCAAATCTTCTCTGACCATAGAAACAAATGCAGCAGAAAGAGGCAAATTCTTTCTGGATTTTATTGTGTATAGTTTTGATGATAGATCTGCTAATGACATTATCGTTTTTTCGGTTTAAGTAGTTTTTTCATAGTTTCCTGAGACTCAACTTTCGTTTTGTTTATTCTATCTGTCTCTTCCTTCACCCAGTTATTCACCATTGAAATATACATATCTCGTTCCCATGGTAACATATTCTCAAGTTCAGTTAACGTATATTTGTACTGGTGAGTTAATGTGAACATATTATTGTAATATGCGCGCAATGACCCATCGCGGAAAGTTAGATAAAAAAATCGTTGAGACCCTCCAATACCAAATCATGTTGAAATGAACACTTCTCGCATGCATGTTTAACTTCTTTTTTAATTATTGGTAGACTGTTGAAAAATTCTAAGATCTTATCGAATTGTTCTTGCGTCAAAGATTCTAGAAATTGTTTAAATTCTTCTAGCGATGATTCTTTGGAATAATAAACATTATTTGCGTCGAAGACGTATTCTGTACAATCAAAAATTAACTCATAAATTTGTTCAGCATCTTCTGATAATATTAAATTCTTTATACTCTTAAATGTTTCTAGAGTTGGATACTTTAACTGCATACCAACATCTTTTGTCATGTATACTTTTGTAGGTAAGTCGTTTATAGGTGGCTTGATCTCTAATAGATTCACCTTAACAGACATAAGGTTTTTACATTCCACTTGAACTTCTTCGCCTTGATCATCTGTGTACGATTCTACAATATTACGGCACACATATGCAGTATCTACTGTTTCTCCAACAGATCTAGCGCGAATGTTTAAAAACAAATATTCGATATCAAAAATTGGAATTGAGTTTATATCCAAATCATCAACCAAACAATTGTTAATAACTTGTTTAATTGTGTTTAAAACTGTTTGTTCTTCTTCAGTTTGCAGTGCCATTAACAACAACTTTTCTTCTTTAACCAAAAAAGGTCTAAACTTTATTGGTCTAGGAACAGACACTAGTTTTATTTCAAATACAGGTAAATCAATTTTGGGCATTGGCATAACAATTATTTCCTACTGGTTATTTCTAAATCTCTAAAGAAAAATGATGCGGTTACTTTATGAAATCCATCATCCATCCAATTCGCTGGCATAGACTGAATGTTTAATGGATACAAATCGATTAAATTTACAGTTATGTGCTTAAATGCGTTGGGTGATGATTTGTTGTATGAAGAAGTAGTATCTTCAAACATTAGTAATTCTACTTGACCTACGATTTCGTCAAAGTATCTATTTTGGACATTGTTTGGAGAAATTTCATATATCCAGTTACTCAATATCCCATAAATTGGAGTATTGTCATTCACATAAAATGTGAAACTGACCTCGTTCATATCGCGATTGAATGGCACCTTAACTTTTAATTTACCAGGAATTTTGTATTCCAACGCTGTTAAACTTTGCCCAGGAAACTCTATTGAGTCACACAAATAAATCATATTCTCTATATCTTCTTTCACATCTGTGGCAAAAGATGGAATCGATAAGAACCTAGCAGCAAACTTAGAACTTCTAATTAAATTTTGCTGTGTAAATCTATCAATATTATATGTTGAACTCAATCTCTGTGAATCCAATAAATCAATTTCTTTCAATTGATTTTCGGGTTGAGTTGGTGATTGTGAAAACAGTTGTTTTAAGAAATCGAATGCCATTATTTTTTATACACCATTTTTTGTACTGGAAGAAATACTGCTGTTTCCCAATTGTTAGGTTCAACGTAAATCAAAGAGGATCTAATATGCGAAGAAAGATATCGTTTTACACAAGATTCTATTATCTTAAATCTACGAGAACCAGCCAACAAATCATACGATAAATTAAATCTTGTTGTGTCATTATATTTATCGTTACTGATAAAATCCATCAATTTATCAAGCAAAACCAAACGGCTCATCGGATCCAAATAGTGGAGATTTAATCCTAGGAATCCATCGGAATACATTTCCATAGGAATTACCAGTGGAAACTTATCCCACACTGGAAGGACATCTTTTAGTTTTGGATCATATGCAAAAAAGTACATTCGACCAATAAATGCCTTTGCTGAGATTCTGGAGGCATCGTTCAATACATTAGAACGATCAGTTGGCATTTTTAATTTAAAAAGTTTACCCTGCAACCAACTTCTAGCCTGATCAGTTCTTGGTCTGATTCCAGCAGCATTCATCTCTCGAGATAATTTTGTGAGTAGCCCAGCCATTAAATTCCTAGATTCTTTTCAGTTATTACCTTAAATTTCCAATTTTTATCTTTGCAATACTCTATCGCGGCTTTCCATTTCGCCTCATTTATTCCATAAGTAACAACTTCTTGGATGTATTGTTTTGTGATTTTTTTCCTGGCAGTCGGTGGTATGGATTGCTTTTCGGGCTTCACTTCTAGTATTATGGTTTCTATGAGGTTTTGTTTGTTTCTAGTTCTTACCAGAAAGTCTGGAAAATATCTGTGCCAACGGTTATCCACTGGCGATAAATATGGTATGATAATTTCCTCACTCGACCATTCAATCACGCTTGAATTTTCATCCAAGTGCACCATAACTCGACGTTCCCAAAGAGATCTGTACCAGATATTTGTTGGGTCGCCTAAATATTTATTAGGGTTTTTTGGGATATATTTTCCTGAATAAGCCATCAACTATTTATAGGAATATTTAATGGTAGGCATAGCGACAGCAGTCAAATTTCTTCTTAAGAGAGGAAGCCAAACAGCATCTAAGGCTCCTAGAGGAACATCTGCAGGAAGATCAGTCCTTAATAATAGAACGGTTGGGCAACGAATAGCAGCTGGAACTATAGCAGCAGGCATTACTGGTGGAATAACGGCAGGTTTTTTGGGTAGTGAGCAATCAGATCAATCGCAAACAGATATACTGAATCAAACCACAGGTAAAAACAAAACTGAAGCGAGTAATCTAAACAAAAAAGACTTGCAAATTATTAAATTTCCGCCAGACATAGAAAACTCGCCAGTCCCACATGTTTTAATAAAAATATATGAAACAGAAACTGGAAGTGTTGCTACAACTGATCTAACCGCTACCAGTTTTAATGCTGGAGTCAGCGAAATTGCTCAAAAAGTAGAAGATGTTAATATAGGTGAGGTGATTGGCGCATTGGGTGGTGCTAAAATTGCTGCTACTCCAGCTGGATTACTCGCAGTGGGCGGTAAATGGAGGGCTGCGGCTGGATTGTTGGCTGCTGGCGCTGCTGGCGGAGCAGCATTAGTTGGTACTGGTGCAGCAGGAGCAATTACATCTGAAACTATTGATTTAATAGGAAGTCAAATTGGAGTGAATAATACTTCTGAAAGATTTGTAAGTTTAATTAAAAATTTCGCTTTAAAACGAAACATAGAACAATTAAAAGTCGCGATAGCACTTTTAATGCCAGAAACTCTTGCTGTAAGTTATCAGAATAGATTTGATGAACTGAGTTTCACACAAGCAGCTGGAGTTGGTGGTTTGTTAGCCCAAGCAATGGGGTCTATGAAAGGAACATCTGGCGGTAATCCTGATCCATATATCATAGAAGCAGCAGGCAGAGTCGCGCAGGGTTTATTGACTGACGATTTTAAGAGAATTGGATTATTTGCAACGACTGGCAGAACTATAAACCCTCAGCCAGAGATGATATACAACGCGCCAACATTGCGTGAATTTACTATGGATTTTAGATTAGTTCCAAAAAATCAGGTAGAAGCAGCCCAAATTAATTCTGTTTTAACCAACCTTAAATATTTTGCTGCTCCTAAAATTCCAACAGAAACTGGTGGCAGATATTTCATACCACCTGCGCAATTTGAGTTGGAATTTTATGATGCGGAAAACAATTTAAATCAATTTTTATTTAAAACTAAAAAATGTGTGCTCGAGGATATCTCAATAGACTATACAGGAAATGGGTCATTTGCTACTTTTTATGATGGGTCTCCAGTAGAAACTAGATTAAGTTTGAGATTTAGAGAAACTGTGTTTATTGATAAAAATGCAGTAAGTCAAGGATACTAACCATGTATTTTAAACAGTTTCCAAAAATAGGATATTCTTTTGATTTATCTGAACGCGGCAAAATTACTGCGGTTACAAATATATTTACTAGGTTTAAGATAAAAGAAAACGTTTTAAATAATGCTTATGCGTTATACAAATATCAATACGAAGACAATGATACTCCAGAAATAGTTTCTTATAAAGAGTATGGGGATCCTCAATATCATTGGGTAATTGCGGCAGTCAATCAAGTATTAGACCCACTGTTTCAATTTCCTCTACAAAGAAGTGCATTAGAAAAGAAAATCGTAAAGCAGTATGGATATACTAGCATCAACGAAGCATATGCTGCAATTCATCATTATGAATATGAAGTAAAGAGCACTCTTTCAGAAGTAAATGGTCCGACAACAGTTACAACTAATACGAGTATTGTTACTTTAAACACATACAATCATGTGACAGAGACATTAAATACTGTTGCATTAAATACACCTACAACAGAAAGTGTTGTTTTTAGAGCAAATAATGCAGATCCAGCAACTAGCATTGTTGCAACGCTCACAAAAGTGTCAACGTATAAGCCAGTATATGTTTATGATTATGAGAACAATTTAAACGAGGCAAACAGACAAATTAAACTGTTAAAACGTGATTATATACAACCATTATTATTAGAATTTCAATCTACGCTAAATGATTAATGATCTTAATGTAAATACATCCTCGCGTGACGCTGTAATCTTAGAATTAAAATTAGTTAGTTCTAACGGCAAAGTTGCAGATCTATTAGATAAGTTTAACGCAATAAACATATATGAGGATATCTTTCAATCTGTAGTAACAGGAACAATTCAATTAGTTGAAGGTATCAATTTATTCTCAGAGCATGCAATCCATGGTAATGAATACATATACATAACTTTTGGGCGACCAGGAGAAATTGGATTCTCTGAAAGATATACCAAAGTGTTTCGCATATTCAAGGTTTCTGACAGAGAAAAATCTGGAAATGGTCAGATTCAAACTTATGTTCTTCATTTTTGTTCAGAAGAATTAATATTCTCAAATCAACAAAAGATATCTAGATCATACAGTGGCAGTAACACCTCTGAGTATGTTGGAAATATATGTCTATATGATTTAAAATGTCAATTCTCTAAATTGATAGATTTTGAAAACTCTTCTGGTCCAACTGACTTTGTTCTTACAAGAAAACGACCATTAGATGCAATACAATATTTTGCTGAGAGATCATTTAGTCCATCACTATCTCCATTTGTATTTTTTGAAAATAAAAATGGATTTAATTTTATATCATTGCAATCTTTGTATAAAAGAGATCCGATAGCAACCATACAATTTAACACAGCAAAATTTACTGACGAACGCAATAAAGCACCATTTTTAAACTCAACGAACATTAATCAGTTTAAATTCAATAAAAATTTTGATGTAGCACAAGCAACAAAAGAAGGTTTATATAGTTCTAAACTGTTTACGTTAGATTTAATAACACAAAAATACACCGAGAATAAAATTTCGCTTCTTAACGAATTAAACACAGATGTTATGATTGATGGATTTTTTCCATTCAACGATGCTACGAATAGAAATAATAAAGCATTATATGAAGAATTTGATTCTGGGATTAAATACTGGTTAACAAATAAAGGCAGATCAAATCAACCATATTTTATAAACAAACGATTTAGAGATAATGATAGTTTTGTTGAGGATTATTTGGTACAAAGAAGTATGCAAATAGAACTTATAAACAACAGCGAATTACATTGCGTAGTTCCTGGTAATCCGCAATATACTGCAGGATTTACACTAAATTTAAACATACCAGCATTTACGCGAAATTTAGAAAACGAAAGAATTTACGATCCATATTATTCTGGAAAATATCTAATTACTGCAGTTCGTCACGTCCTAGTTCCAGGTTCAATGCAAACCATTTTAGAATTATCGAAAAATTCTATTAAGACATCATTGGGATTTGCGAATGGCAATGAATATAAGAAGGCGCAGAAACTATAATGACACCTGATTTTTTAGGTTTAAATAAATTTGTTTGGTGGTTCGGTGTTGTCGAAAACCGAATAGATCCACTCGAACTTGGTCGATGCCAAGTTAGATGTTTTGGCTGGCACACTGAAGATATAAATCAAATTCCTATCAATAAACTTCCTTGGGCGCACCCAATACTTCCTTATGGTGTAACAGCAGTGCAGCCACCAGCAGAAGGAACAATGGTTTTCGGTTTTTTTGCTGACGGTGAAACAGGCGAATATCCAATTATAATGGGTACAGTCCCTGGTATACCTGCAGAAATCCGTCAAAACAATATGGGATTCGCAGATCCATATACCGATGAAGAAAAATCATTAAGCGATTTTCCTAGAAAAATTAAAAATTACATGATGAGAACAAATGCGAGTGGACTAGCATTTACAAATGACGCTGCAAAACGCAATCCATCAAGATTAAATGAGCCTACAGTTTCTAGACTTGCTAGACCAACAAGAGTTAATGGCGAAGATGCATCATATCAAGGTATAGAGCCAGCATCAATAGCAAATACTACTATCGAGATTCAACGAAAAACTCGATATGCAAATGTTGTCAGCGCTTCTGGATATAAGTGGAGTGAACCATATCCGTCATTTAATGCTATGTATCCATTTAACAATGTAACAGAGACTGAATCTGGACATGCCTTTGAACTTGATGATACTCCTGACTTTGAGCGTGTGCAATTATCTCATAGAACAGGTTCTACGCTAGAATTTTTACCAGAAGGTCATGTTAAACTTAAATCTCAAAAATCTAGATTTGATGTAACCATGGGAAATCATCAGTCTTATGTAAATGGAAGTAAAGACGAAACTGTTCAATCAGACATGTTTTTGAGAATTAATGGTAAATTAGTAATTCAATGCGCTGGTTTAGACATTTCTTCTCAAGGTCCTATTAACATGAAAGGCACTGATGTTAATATAAAGGCGGATGGAAACTTAAATCTTGGTTCTGGAGCAGCAACCAGAATATCAGCCTTTGATGTTGAACTATTGGGTTCAAACTCATTTAGATCTTTCGGTGGTCTCGAGGCGACAATGCAGAGCGCGGCAACGGCTTCTGTTGGTGGGTTGAACACTTTATTAAGTGGTGGAACAATTGAACTGGAAGGGATTCTGTTAAAGAGTACATTTGGAGTCCATGATTTCCTAACGCCACTACCAGTTACTGCTAAATTAGGTAAGGTTGCTAAATCTGCCTCACCGCCAACAAATTCTGCAGCTGAACTAGGACCTAGAAATTCTCCATTCGCAGCATCAACACCTAAAACAGATAAGTTCTCTGCAATCGAAACAACGACCACAGAGACAGCAAATACGCCTGTAACGCAATCCCTTGGTTCTGCTCCAAATATTCCAACAATTACAGGCGAAACGATTGCTGAGATTGATAAGATTACAGGTGCATTAAAGGTGAGCATCACATTGCCGCAAGTTAACATTACAGATGATGCTCAAAATCCTCTGCAAGTGTCAACAGAAACAGATACAGGTACAATTGAAGCCCCTGAATTTACCAGCGCAGCGGCGACCGCTAACACAACGGGATAAATACATGTGCTTGTTAGCAGAAGATGTGACGAAATATAACATGATCATGAAAAAAATTGGAGTCTATGAGGCTCTAACAGAATCTGACATAAAATTTCTAGAAGAACACAAGATCGAACATATTTACAAATCATACCAAGTTCTTTTGGATATGATGAAACAGAGAGGTAACGTGTCTTCATTGGTAAAATAATTGGAAAAATTATCAAAATAATTCTCTGTTTAATCGGAGGATTACCGTTACTTCAGACCTTGTCAATCATGTTTACAGGGAAGCCCATTGCATTTTCAAAGGGAAGTTTCGGTAGCCTTGGCGGTAAATTTGAAGAACTCTCGAAGAAAATTTCTGAAAGTGTGAAGAGTGGAAAAGAGTGGCTGAATAACTTTAAAAAAGACTTTATCAACCCTCTTCTCAATGGCACAGTTATAACGCAATACAAAAGAGATGCGAATGGGAACATAATTCGCGATGAAAATGGTAACGCTCTCGTAGAAAAATCTACTGAATTTATTGCACCATTAGCAGAACTTAATGCTAAAATCGACAGATATACTGCAAACAATTACGCTGGATTACAAGCTGCACTTCCAGGGTTGTTTAGCAACACAGAACCAACTATTGTTGCAGCCAGAAATAGTTTGTTGGACAAACTCGGTAAAGTAGATCAAGCAGCATCTTATCGTATTGGTCCATTTACTATTGGAGAGTTGAGTGAAATAGGAACATCTGCTGATACCAGTTTTACTCAAACAATCAGCGACTTCACTGATCACACTAACCAATTAGCAGGTGTCAGTTACGACAGCGTCAAATTTACACTGCAAAGAATTTACGGTAATGTATCAATCGCTAATGCAACAGCCAATATTATATCATCAGCAGTAGTATCTCCAAATTTAAGGTCTAGCGTCTATCCTACTACCAATATCGGCGATCTAATTGTCATTAATAGTGAAGAACGACGAGTAATTGATAAAGGATTTACTTCTGCGCCGTCTGGAACAGTTTCTGTTACTGCAAACAGCGTTATAGTAACCAGTGCATCTGTTGCAACACTGAATTTGGCTGACTGTTTATTAAGTTCTACTGGAACTTTAAAGGTTGGAAATGGAACATTCATAAACGTCAACAACGAAATTCGCCAAGTAAATAGCATTAATGCTCTAGGCGATTACTTGTCGGTCTATGTGCCATTTAGAAACGCAGCAACTGCTCAGCCATTCTACAAAGAAACAACTTTTAATGTAAATACTGCCTTTGCTACAACTGCAACAGATCAAACCGTGAAGGTTAAATCAGAATTTATCGCCAATAGTTTGTGTTTGGATAATGTAATTACTGGTCGTGGTACATCGTTTACGACGCATTTAGCCGCAAATAACAAAATATACTACGACGAAAAAGAATATTTCGTTATTTCTGTTACAGACACAGCAATTGTCGTTGATGAGCCACTAAGATTTACCAATAACTTTCCGATTTTTAAAGTTACTGGGGAAACATCTGCCCTTAATTTTGCAGAAGATAGCAATTCACCAGATGACATTTTGAGCACATTCAGCCTTGTCGGTCAATTAACCAACGACAAAAACTTCCTGGACGGGTTTAGTACAACAGTCAGAAGGGCTAATGGTGAATATCAAACTGTAAATGCTGCTAATGCATCAGATTCAGCGCAATCTCTATTGCAAGCTGAACTGATTAGAAGGGGTAGTTCGTTGATTACAGAAATGATCAATGACCTCCGCGGAGACGCTATTAATAAACTCACCACCTCTCAAGTTGTTGCTCAAATTGCTGGATTCGAAAATAGAATTACAACTATTCGCAATGACGTCAAAGACGTGGTTGAACAGGATCTTGCAGTCATAAACAAGGTTAAGGGTCTGTTGAAGGGGTTGATTAAACTCTTTACAACCTCTTGCTCTAAGAAAAAGCGCAAAGATGGAGACGCTACTTCAGATGACTATCTAGACTTGATTCTGGTTCCAAACCCAGAAAGACAAGGTTGTGATGCTACAACTAGCGATTTTATAGAAATATTGGACGATATCGATATTGAATTTAATGATCCAGAGACGACAAATCCAAATACCTTTAATCCGCCTTCTGGAGTTATCCCTCAAAACGATATGTTAAATCCTGGTGATCAATTGGTTGGTCCATATCCAGGTCGTCCAGTGGTTGGTGTCGACGATGATGGATTAAGAGATAACCTTGATAATAATGATCCAAATATAAAGGCGCCAGAAGATCCTTGCGCCAAACCATGCTAAATATACCAATAGCAAAGGTGTTTAGATGCCGATTACCACAAGAGAATATAAAGATTTAGATTTAAATTTTAGAGCGCACCCAGTCACTAAAGATGTGATAAAGCGTACTGGTAATGCAGCCATAATTGGAGCATTGCGCAATTTAATTTTAACTAATCTTTATGAAAAACCATTTCAGCCAACCTTTGGATCCAGAGTTCGTGGATTACTTTTTGAGGATGTGTCATACATTACAGCCAGCGTTCTTCAAAGTGAGATAAGCAAAACAATAGAGAATTTCGAGCCACGTGTGGGCATTGATGCTATAAAAGTTCAGGCTAATCCAGAAGAAAATCGATATGATGTTGCTATTCGTTTTTACATAAATAATCTAGAAGCCCCAGTTACAATCAACTTTTTCTTAGAGAAAATCCGTTAATGGCAAATACAGACCAGAAACTCGTAGTCTCTGAGTTAGACTTCGCGCAAATAAAAAATAATCTTAAGAACTTCCTCAGAGATCAATCTGAATTCTCAGACTTTGATTTTGAGGCAGCTGGTATTAATGTTATCTTAGATATTCTAGCATATAATACTCATTATATGGCATACTATAATAACATGATTGCCAACGAAATGTTTTTGGACACAGCATTATTACGCGATTCTGTGGTTTCTCACGCTAAAATGCTGGGCTATACTCCAGTGTCATCTATTTCTCCAAGAGCAACTGTAAATTTGCAGATAACAAGACCTGCTCTCGACACAACTGCAACATTGACGTTACCTAAATTTACTCGTTTTCAGTCAACACCTTTAAACGGCGTTTCATACACATTTGTGAACATCGATGCAAAAACTGTGGACTATGATCCAACTTGTAATCGATTTTGTTTTGACGATTTGTTTATCTACCAAGGTCAACCATTATCATATACCTTTCCATACAACGCAACCAATAACGAATCTCAATCATTCGAATTGCCAGATTCTGGAATAGACACTAGTACAATAGAAGTATTGGTGCAAGAATCCTCAACAAGTTTAAAAACAGAAAGATATTTACTATCAACTGATGTGACTTCTGTGACATCAGAAAACGCAGTTTTCTTTATAGAAGAAACGCGTGGCGGTAAGTATAGAATTTATTTTGGTGATGGCGTTATTGGTAAATCGCTCGTCGATGGAAATATCGTTATAGTCAATTATCTAAGAACAGATGGCGCTGCAGCAAATAAATCTAATGCGTTTAGTTTAATCGATTCCGTAGGCGGATTCAGCACTTCTATAATTTATCCCGTAAAAGCAGCATCTGGTGGAAATGGGCAAGAATCAGTATCTAAAATTCGATTCAGTGCACCAAAGGCATATGTTTCTAGCAATCGTGGCGTCATGAAAGAAGATTTGATTGCTTTAATTAACAAAAATTACCCATATTTTGAATCAGTAAACGTTTGGGGTGGTGAAGAAAATGATCCACCGATTTATGGTAAGGTGTTTATTGCAGCCAAACCAACACTTGGCTTTGAAATAACTGAATCTGAAAAACTAGAAGTAATCAATGACGTAATTAAACCTGTTTCTGTTGTTACAGTTTTACCTGAATTTGTTAACGTTGATTATAACTATCTTAACATTTTGGCAGAAATTTACTACGATAAAACAAAGACAACTAAATCTTCTGACGCTATAGCGTCAACTGCTAGAACTGCAATCATAAACTTTAAGAATGCTGAATTAGATAACTTTAACAGCAAATTTAAATTATCTAGATTATTAAGATCTATTGATGATTCAGATACTTCTATTTCTTACTCTGATGTTGTTACTTTGATTGAAAAACGACTATCACCGCAAATCGGCACTTCTAGAAATTATAAGTTAGAGTTTGGTACCAGTATTTCGCGCGAAGACACTGAAAATAGAATATACTCTACACCAGCATTTACAAAATATGACGGCGAAGGTGTAATTCGCTCATGTTTTTTTGAAGAAACACCAGGAAGTTCCTCTGGAATAGAATCTATAGAAATAGTAAGTGCGCCAACAGAATACAATTCAATACCAACGATTGTTATTAGCGGCGATGGTGTAGGTGCTAACGCATACCCAGTAGTTGTTAATGGTAAAATTACTGAGATTATTGTTGATAAACCTGGAATAAATTATACAACTGCAACGGCATTATTGTATTACCAGGACGAATTCGATAATACAGCAAGTTTTACTGTTAACATTCAAGGCAGATATGGCATTCTAAGAAGTTACTTTTTTGATGATAACAACATTAAAACAGTACTCAATGCTGAAGCAGGAACGATAGACTATACACTCGGAACTATCTCGCTACGAGAATTTGATCCTGTATCAGTTTCTGATCCAATCAAAATCTTAAGAATTATTGCAAAACCAAAAACAAATAACTTTGAATCAGCGCGCAGTAGAATTATAACCATCGACGAAGAAGATTCTAACGCGATTAAAATTTCTGTTAAGACTGTAGAATAATGTTTGCGAATAACTACATTTCAACGATTGTTGAGAACCAGTTACCTGAGTTCATTCGTGCAGATCATCCAACATTCGTATTGCTTTTGAAAAAGTATTATGAATACATGGAGCAAACCAACAAAACACTAGATGTTGGTAAAAATCTATATGACTACATGGACGTTGATACAACTCGAGCTGATTTGATCAAATACTTCAAGTCTAAAATTATTCCTAATTTTCCTGAAGAAACTGAGTTATCAACTGAAAAATTAATTAAAGCAGCAAAATTTTTCTATTCTAAAAAAGGTTCTGCAGACTCCTTTAAATTTATTTTCAGAACATTGTATGGTCAAGAGGTTGAAGTATATTTTCCAAAAGAAGATATATTGAAAGCATCTGATGGAAAATGGAAATTACCGAAAGCAATTAGATTGTCGTTCTATGACAAAAGTGCACTAATTCCTGGTGGTAATGTTAACGTTTTCGCTGTAACCGCAAATACAATAAATTCTAATGGAATTAATTTTGTAACAAAAGACGTCACTGTTAATTCCTACATTCGTATAGGCGACACACGCCGCAAAGTGGTTTATGTAAACACCGCTGGAGATTACATTAAGGTTGATTTGCCCTTCCCTAACGTAAAGGATGTTGATGGGGTTGTTGTCAATCAAACTTTTGATTCTGTTAGAATTTACAAAGTTGAGTTGAGCGAATACTCAAATTTTAATGTTAAGTTATTAGAAAAGCGTGGAGGAATTGGTGAGATTTCTAGAACGACTTGCGTTATCGAAAAGGCAATATTAACAGTAGACGGCGAAACTGGAAGAGAATTCGTTGAGTTATACATTTCAAACATATTTAAATTGTTTGATCCTGGCGAAAATCTTGTCGTCGAATATGAAGACGAAAATGGAATCAGCAGAACATTTAAATCTAAGATCATTTCTTTAATTTCAAATATAAAACTCTACAAGAATAGATTCAATGTAGTACAAACTGGAAGAAAATACTTTACTGGCGACCCAGTAGTCATATATGGTGGATTAAACGACAGTGTTGATGCAGTAAAAGCGATTGCTGTTGTTAATAATGTTTCATTGGGTTCTATTGAATCTATTACTGTGGCAGAACCAGGTTATCTGTTTAGAGACGACCCAAATTCTTTAGTTAGAGTGTTATCTAACACTGGTGTTGGAGCAAATATTCAAATATCTGGCATATGGGAAGATGGTGCTAATAGTGAAACTTTTGAATTTAATACTGATGCTATTGAATTCAAAACTGACATAGCATTAAATACAACACAATATGACTTTGATAACGTCACAACATTTATAAATTTAACAGCTGGCTTTGGCAACACAACAACATCAGTAAATCTAAAAACTGCCACATATACAGCAAGCACTGTAAACGATTATTACAAGTCTTTTATAGTTAAAATAATAAGCGGAACTGGATCTGATGGTTCTGGAACAAAAATAAATTCAGCTGTTATTACTGCTTACAATGGAACAAGTAACGTCGCCTCATGGGGAACAACTAAATCTATTACTGGTACTGTAAACGTTACAAGTGGTAGCACTGGAGTTGTCGGTAATACAACAGTATCTCATGAAACACAATTCGTAGATGGATCAATTCCTGGGTTTTACACATACCTTGCAGCTGGTAAAGACATTGAAATTGCTGGTGAAACTAGAACTATTGCAACAGTAACAAACAACCACCATTTGACAGTTACTTCTGCATTTACAACTTCTGCATCAAATGTTAAACTTAATGCCAATTCAACATTAACAACTGCTCCAGATAGCACAAGTAATTGTTTATTGTCTGTTGGGTTTGATACCACACTTGGATCAGCATTTTCATATGAAACAATAAGATTGGGTAAAGTTAGATTTCTAGATCTAGAAGATGGTGGATCATTCTTCGAAGAGCCGCCAACATTTGATGCGATTTCTATGCATGATACCGATTATTCCCTCGATGAAGGATTTTTGGTTATTCCTAAAGGTCAGTTTTCGAACTATAACCGCGAAGGAACTCCACCATCTATAAGACTCGCTTCGGGTAATGCAGTCTACAGCCTAGCGAATGGATATTATACTGGTACAAGATTATTCCTTGATGTTGGCGACACTTCACACTTTTCTACGGTAGTTGATTACATTGTAACTGATCCAGGATCATCAGCAAATGTTAAGACAGTATATCTTGATAGAGTTTTCGAAAACAATATAGATTCAACAACAATATTAAACAAAAGCCTATTTTTCGACTTTAGACCTAATGTCAGAGGAACGGGTAAAATTGGAACATTACTATTAAAGAAGGGTGGAACTGGCTATAGTGTTACGGATAATGTTGAGTTTGTCGGAACAGGTTATGGTGCTAATGCATACCTAACTGTTTCTAGTGGAGTAATAACAGGAATAACTCTAGACAATAGAGGCGAAGGTTATCCAGCTGTTCCATCAATTATTATAAAAAATGGTTCCGCAGTTTCTAGCGGCACTGGTGCTGAATTCCAAATATATCTATTAAGTGACGGTGAATCTTTTGCTGCAGAAACTTCTGACATTGGTAGAATTCAAGATTTTAGAATGATAAACAGAGGATTTGATTACGCCAATACTCCGTTTGTTTCTTTAAGAGTTGCTGATATTTTGACTGATAATCTAGCCGCAGGAAAAGTTATTATTGAGGGGGATTCTGTCTGGCAAGGTGGTGCTACGAATTCAGGAGCAACATTCCAAGCAATTGTTGATGGAGCCTTTAGAGCCGATGCAACTAACACTGTTATTCGTGTGTTTAATTATTCTGGCTCACTTAACACTCAGCTACCAATTAAAGTTGCAACGCAAGCTGGAAATTTAACACTAAACGTATCCACACAAAATGCAAACATATCATTTAATAATACCAATGAGATAAAGAATCGCAAATACCCAGTATACTATGGCGATGGATCAGCAAAAGCAAATGCAGAATTTTCTAATGGATTGATAAACTATGATGGATTCTACTTGAACACAGATGGGTTTATAAGTGCAGATAAAAAATTACAGAATAAAGACTACTATCATAACTTCTCTTATGAGATTGAATCTGAAACATCATTGGACGATTACAAAGAAACTGTAAATCGTGTCGCTCATCCAGCTGGTTTACAATTATTGTCTAGATATCTAGCAAAAGATATTCTGTTAACTGGTAATGATACGAAATCCAATCTGCATTCCTCTAACTCAGCGCAAACGACAAATGCTAATACTTCGTTTGCTAGCAACGTCTTTTATGGTAATTCTGCCTCTCTATTCTCAACAACAACTGCAGTCGGCGATATTGTCATAATAAATACATCAACAACAGCGCAAAATAGAAAATATAGTCGACTAGTTACTAGAGTTGTGAACGATACAACATTATGGCTGGAAGAGCCAATCGGTGGATTGGGTGACGGTAAGATTAGAACCACAGCGGCATGTAACGAGATAATCGTATTTTCTAATTCTTCTGCAATTACTGAAAGTTTGATTGCTGGTGATGATATTAGATTTAATATTAGTAGCACAATATATGACAGAGAAGTTGTAAGTATAAGCGGAAACACCATTACATTAAATACAACTGTACCAGCTGCTGCTAATGTATTGTACAATAAAATTCCAAGTTACAATGTTGTCGGGTTTGATATAATTAAAACGAACGGATAAACAATGAAGTCTATAATAACAAAAGATTTTGGGATTACTAACGCAGAAAATTTTGAGTCAATGGTTTCGTTACCATTGTCCAGAGTTTATGTTATGGTTGGAAAAACAACACCTTGGGCAAATACTTCTAATCCAACAACTTTAGACGACATTACAGTACAAACACCGTATGACACCACGAGTTATAAGAATCAAATTTTTAACGACGCTGAATTGATCAAACGTGTAACTAGCAGCGATATCCAACCAGTTATCCCTAGAGTCGACTGGGCTAATAACGAAGTCTATGTTGCCTACGATCAAACTGCAAATCTTTTTACAAAAGTCTTAGACACTGCTTATACCAGTGGTTCTGTTAACGTTGGTAGCGGTTTATTGAATACTATTAATGCAAACGGCATTAATTTTACAACAGTAACCCCATCTATCTCTATTGGATCCATAATTAAAATTGGCGACGAAAGAAAAGAAGTGGTCAGTTTTAACTCTACTGCATTAGTTGTTAACACTTCATTCGCCAGCGCATATTCTTCTGCAAATTTGTTTAAAACAACAGTAACTACAACGCAATATGCAAACAAATTTTACGTCAGAAACACTAAAGATCAGGTCTTTAAGTGTTTGTTCAATAATGGAGGCATTGTCAGCAATACTATGCCTCAGATTTCTATAGGTGGAGAACTTCCTGAAAACCCATATGTGGAAACTGCCGATGGATATAAATGGAAGTTTATGTATACAATCCCAACTGGATTAAAGAATAAATTTTTTACAGACAAATATATGCCAGTTCTTCGCGACACTATCGTATTTGATAATGCTAAAGACGGGCGAATCGACATCGTTAAAATTATAAATGGTGGCTCAGGTTACTATGGCGGAACAACAGTCAGTAACTATGCCATTGTCGATGTAGATGGTGATGGAACATTGGCTGACATTACAGTTGATGTGGTTGATGGAGTAATTACTGATATCAATATAGTTAATGGCGGAAACAATTATACGAGAGCAACCATAACTTTAGATGATCCAATCAAACAATTAATCGGTACTACAGCAAATTTGCAGGCAATCATAAGCCCGCAATACGGTCACGGTTCAGACGCGGCGAGAGAACTCGGCGCTTCAAGCCTAATGATATCTATGGATTTCTCAAGCGACGTCGATGGAAATCTTCCTACTCAATCCAATGGTAAGGATACAATTAGACAATTTTCTTTGGTGAGAGACATTAAACTTAAGACTGGGTCTTTGGCTACTGGTTCGGTTTATCCGATGTATACAAAGGTGTTTACTTCTAATCCTCCTGTTGATTTCGATAATAATGCTGAGATTTATGTTGGGTCGAGTTACGAAACAGCGGTATTTAAAGCGAGAGTTGTCCATTTTGACAGCGCATCAAATGTGTTGTATCTAAATAATCTTGTTGGCGATTTGACTGCAGTAGAAAATGAGGCAGTTCGCCAAAAAGACGCTCCTTCCTCGTTCGCTAAAGCATTTAACGTTGTTTCCCCTGATATAAATATATTTTCAGGCGAAATACTCTATGTTGAAAATAGAGATAAAATTACAAGAAATCTCTCTCAAACCGAAACATTAAAACTTGTTGTTGAATTTTAAGGTGTAACTAATGGCAGAATTTAACGCAGAACCATACTGGGACGATTTTGAGGCGACTAATGGCGCCCTAGAAAAGAATTATATGAGAATTCTTTTTCGCCCTGGATATGCTGTACAGGCTCGTGAACTTACACAAATTCAATCTATTCTGCAAAACCAAATTAAACAATTTGGAGACCATGTCTTTCAAGACGGATCCCCAGTTATCGGCGGTCATCTTACTCTAGACACATCAATTAATTATGTTAAACTTGATAAACAGTATGATAATCGCGACGTTGATTTAGAGGACTTCTTAGGGCTAACCGTATTTAACAGTGGTTCTCCTAAAACTCGTGCTAAAGTTATACAAACCTATTTCGCAACAAATGATAGAACTCTATTAGTTAAATATCTTCGCGGTTCTACGTTTACAGCCAGCCAAACTATCTCTACTGGCGCTGGTAATAGTGCTAACGTTGTTGCAACTAACCCAACTGGAGTAGGTTCAGTCGTTTCTATCAACAAAGGCGTTTTTTACGTTGATGGATTTTTTGTAACGGTTGCACCACAAACAATTGTGTTGGAACCATATAGTTCAACACCAACTTATAGAGTCGGTCTACAAATCGATGAAGAGTTTGTTACCGAATCAGTTGATACAGCATTGTTGGATCCAGCGCAAGAAGCCTTTAACTATCAGGCTCCTGGTGCACACAGATACCAATTTAATCTAGTATTGGCTAAAAGAAGCATTAACTCTGTTGATGATAGAAGATTTTTTGAATTGCTCAGAGTTGAAAATGGCGTTGTAACAAAACAAGTCAGTTATCCAATTTACTCTGAGTTAGAGAAAACTCTTGCTCGCAGAACATATGATGAATCTGGTAACTATGCTGTAAAACCATTTCGTGTTAATATAAGCGCGAATACACCAGCTACAAGCACTGCTGCAAATAACTCGTTTATTGTAAATATTGAACCTGGTAAAGCCTATGTAAAAGGTTTTGAATTCGAAACCATAGGAACAACAAAGGTTTCTGCGCAGCGCGCAAGAAATACTAAAAACAATAAAGATTATGATTTGTCAGTTTACTATGGAAATAGAGTACAGGTAACAGATGTGCTCGGTAGCGAAACTAATGGTATTACGTTTTCTGATAATCTGGACCAAGTCGATGTTCACTGCGTAGCAAACTCAGTTGTAGACTTATCAGGTGAAACATCGAAATATTATGCAACCAGAATTGGAACAGCAAAATTAAGAAACTTCGATAGAACTTCTTCTCAAAGTGTGTTCCACACATATTTAACAGATGTTAATTTTACGCCAATTATAGGTCTTGCTGGATCTAATGCTGCGAATGTATCCTCAATTAATTTAGGAGCGCACTTCTCAGCCAACACTGGAGCATATGTTGGTGGAACTGTGACCATGATTGACACTAATGTCGGTCAATCTGGAAAAATTGTTTATTACAACGGAACAACTAAAATCGCAAGTTTAGATTCCAGTTTTACAACTGCACCAGTTACAAATGATCGTTTCTCGCTATCAATGCCTATTGGTTCTGCAGAATCGATTATGATTGCTAATACAACGTCGTTTTCTACTGCAAATCTACAAGCAAATGTTTCTGTCAACAGCAAAGACACTTTAGGCAATACAGTAATTGAAGATTCTTTATACAACAAAATGTTGTTCGAACTTCCAAATTACTATATTGAACGCGATAGCGATGTATCTGTAGATGTATATAAAAGATATATCTTAAAAAATCAAACTTTTAGTTCTAATGGTGCTTGTACTATTTCTTCTCCTTCTAGCACTGATACATTTGATTTCGGCACAAACGGGCAAACTGTTTCTAGTGCAGATATTAATGAAAACATTATAGTTGTTGCTGCAGCGGGTGCCACAGCCAATTCTGAAAATATTGGGCGCATCATAGATTTAACTGCAAGCCCTAGAAGCGTTTATAGAACTGGCGCGCAAACATTAACCATTAATACACAAAATTTTGCTGGTGCATCATTTACTGGCGACATATATATCACAACTAAACTTGTTAACGCCAACGGTACAACCAGAAGAGTTAAAACCTTAATTGAATCTAACGCAGCTCTAACTTCTGGAGACACACTTTCTTCTGCTGCTGATGCCAATAATTATACAGAAGTTAAGATAAATTCTTCTAATGGTATTGCATGGTTTACATCTGCAAATGTTATAGCCAAAACTCCTGACCAAAAACA